CAAAGGTATCAGCAGATAATACACCCGCTGGAATCTGTGTAGAGGCAAAATTAACGGCTGGTACAACTGCAAAAGTGAAGCTTGACGGTTCGGCTATCGAATCAGCCGGGCAGTTTGTAAAGGGCTCCCGGTTTACGGTAGGGTATCCCCAGGTGGAGGCTGCTGATGTCGCCAAGACCTTCTTCATTGCTCCTGCTCCTTGCAAAGTTATCAGTGCATATGAACGTCATGTAACCGTAGCCGGCCAGGCCGGTACCCTGACAATTGAGAAGCTGAACACCGGAGAAGCTCCCGGCGCCGGTGACGTTGTACTGGCGGCTGCTTGGGACTTAACCAGTACTGCAAACACACCTGTAAGCAAAGATGCTGTCAGCGACGGCAAAGAAGAGCTTGTCGCCGGCGATGCGCTCTGTTTGAAGCTTGCTTCTGGGGCTGCAACGTCTTACGCACTAGGTACCATCACCGTAACTTTAGAGTGGATGTAACATGGCCGGGTTCAAAGACCAGATAGCTGAGGATCTGGATACCTTTGTCAACCTGGATGAGTTTGCCGAGGAGCACGTGATTGACAGCCGCACACTCTCCGTGGTGGTTGACAGGGACCAGCTTAAAAAGCGGACACAAGCGGAATATGGCAACCCTGGAATGGATGTAACATGGCCGGGCTGAAAGATCAAATAGCTGAGGATCTGGATACCTTTGTTAACCTGGATGAGTTTGCCGAGGAACATGTGATTGACAGCCGCACGCTCTCCGTGGTGGTTGACAGGGACCAGCTTAAAAAGCGGACACAAGCGGAATATGGCAGTGAATACGACGGCATCAGCATAGGGGAAATCCTCTATTACGTAAAGGCTGAAGATTTTGGGGAGCGTCCTGAAGAGGGCACTCCTCAAATTTTTGACGGCCGGCAGATGTACGTCATCGATTGCAAAGAGGATATGGGCGTCTATGAAATCATCCTGGGACAAAACCGGGGGTATTAGCCGTGACAAAAGGCACGATATACCTGGACACAAAGCAGATTGACCGACTTGTAAAAGAGCTGAAAGGCTTTGAAAGTGAACTCTCTGAGGCTACTTATGCGGCCCTAACCCGGACAATGGATCACGTAAAAACAAAGACTGCCCAGCTGGTCAGTAAGGAATACTCCGTTAAGAGCAGCTTTGTAAAAAGTCTTTACAAACCGATTAACAAAAGCGGCGGCAACCGTATACGGAGCATGGGGTTGCTGATTGTTGGCCGCACCCTGACGCTGGCCCGGTTCCCCCATTCGCCGATGGCCCCCAGGAAGGGCAAATATGCGGTCAAAGTAGCGGTAAAACGAGGACAAGGCAGGAAGGCGATAACAACCAAGCCCCTGCCTTTCATTGCAAAAACAGGGGCCAAGTCAGCAGATAAGATCCAATACAATGTCTTTGTCCGGCTTGGCAAACCGAGACTGCCGATTAAGCCATTGTATACTCTGTCCGTCCCTCAGATGGTCACTATCAAAAAAGTGGCCGATCAAATTCAGGAGGCGGCGAATAACAAGCTCTCGGAACGCCTGGAACATGAAATCATATACAGGATGACCAAAATAAAAATACCGAAGAGGTAAACAAATATGTCAACCGTTGCAATCCTGGAGGAAATCCGGGATTTTTTATTGGCAAATGTAGCCCCGAACATACAGCTTCAGCAGGCTAACGACAATAACGTTTTAGCGTATGCCTTAGACAATCCGAACGTCTTTGTCGGCTGGATTTCCCCGAACGGCTACTTACCTGAAGGCATGGATTCAGCTATCCCTTGCCTGGTTGTCGGGCTGGATGAGGCTTTGGATGATGGGGGAGAAGGTCAATACAATATCCGGATTTCAGCAGCGGTATTCAGCCCTGGCCTCCATGAACCTGACGACGACAGCATTAAATACACCCCTGATTTTCAGGGTTATCTTGACCTGCTGAACCTGATCGACAGGACTAAAGCGGAGCTGCTGAAAAATAGAATCGTTTCTCCTCCCGTAAAGTGGGGGATGTATCAAGAACAGCCGTACCCGTACTGGTACGGCTGGATTACATTTTCAACCGGGAGGCGGAGTTATCCACCCTCGGAAATCGTAAAGGAATACCTATAGGAAGGTGGTCAGATAATGCCATACAAACACGGCGCATTTGCTGATTTACTTGCCACTAAAGATTTTGTACCGCCCTCTGGAGTATCGACGCTGCCGGTGTATTTTGGCCGGCTGCCGGTGCATCAGCTGGCGGATTACAGTGACAAAATCAATCAGCCGATCCTTGTCTCAAGTTTTAATGATGCAGTCTCAAAATGCGGCTATAACGATGATAATTGGACTGACTTTGATCTTTGTGAGGCAATATACGCGCATTTCAAAAACGACATTCAGGCGATAGGTCCTATCGTGCTAATCAATGTCATGGACCCGGACACACACCAGACAGCGGATCAGACTGCCAGCGTAACCCTGACAAACGGTAAGGGCTACATTGACAACGATAAGGTGATTTTGAAAACCGTAGCAATCTCAGGGAAAGTTCTCGGGACGGATTACACGGCGGAATATCTGCCTGACGGAAGCCAAGTCCTTATAACTGTCCTAACAACCGTTTCCTCTCCCGCGACGGTCACTTTTGACGAGGCAAAACCAACGACGTTGACGCCGAGCGATGTGATCGGTGGGGTTGCAGGCACGGTCAAGACCGGCATAAGCGCAGTTGACCTTGTGTACCTGACACACAACATGATACCGACGATCATGGACGCTCCCGGCTGGAGCCATGATCCCGACGTTGATGCAGCTTTAAAAGCGGCAAGCCAGAAAATCAACGGGCATTGGTATGCCTGGGTCAACTCAAACCTTGACACAACAGACGCCACAGGAGCCATAACGCTGGCTGAGGCGATAACCTGGAAATCGACAAACGGGTATGACGGAGCCGGGGAATCCCCCTGTTGGCCGCTGGCTAAAAACGGCGACAGGGTTTTCCACCTGTCTACTTTGACGACCGTGACGATGCAGTGGGTTGACTATAACAACGACAATGTACCGTTTGAATCTCCCAGTAACAAGCAGGTTGACATAACCGGCTTAGTCTTGGCTAGTGGTGATGATATTGTCTACGACCAGGCCCAGGCTAACGAGCTTAACGCAGCCGGAATCAAAACCTGCATTTATTGGGGAGGTAAATGGCGGCTTTGGGGGCCCCATACGGGGGCTTATACTTACGGCGCCGATATGGACCCGAAAGACAAATTCGATTCTAACGTCCGGATGCTCTACCACTTGATGAATCAGTTCCAGGTTAATTACGGGCTTCTGGTGGACATGCCGATGAACCGGGCGCGGGTAGATACTATCCTGAATGATTTTCAGGAATACCTTGACGGGCTGATCGCACAAGGGGCGCTGATCTACGGGTCAATTATCTTTAACGAAACAAGCAACCCGACCAGCGACATCGTTGAGGGTGATTTTGTCTTTGACGTAGCCAATACACCCGCACCTCCAGGAAAGAGCCTGACGGCAAAAATATCCTACACCACAAAAGGCATTGACACCCTGTTTGGAGGTGAAGAGGCATGATTATATCCGGCAATGTAATTGCGCATAAGCTTTTAGCAGACAGTGTAGAAATTGACGATAATGTATCCTGCGAACTGCCCTCCGTTGAGTTCGGTACCACTGAGGTAAAAGGAGCCGGGATATTAGGCACTGTCGACATGCCTTCTCCCGGACAAATAAATGCTCTGACGTTTGTTATCAACTCTCGGGCGGTTAACAAAAAATCAGCCGCGCTTGCCAAGACTGGGAAGCAGAGCCTCGAACTCCGGTTTGTGCGTGATGTTGTCCAGGCTGACGGTTCGGTGATTCCCGCCGGCGCAAAAATCTTTATAACCGGAGTCCTCAAAAAGTATGGCCCCGGCAAGGTTGAGCAGGGATCAACCATGGACGGAAGTATTGAATTTGAGGTATTGCGGTACCGACAGGTGATCGAAGGCGTAGAAACCCTGCTGATCGATAAATTTAAATACCAGTACGTGGTCAATGGTGTCGATTATATGGCACAGATAAAAGCTGCCCTTTAACCAGGGCAGTCTTTATGTAAAGTATTCCACGTGAAATATTCTATTTTTGGAGGTAAATATGCCTGAGAAACTACCACTCACAAAACCGATTATGATCAACGGGGCAGAAGTGACCGAACTAACCTATGATTTCGAAAACATGACGGCCCGTGACAAGTTGAATGTCGGCAAAAGGATTAAATCTGACGGCGTACTGGTAACCGTGGAAGAGCTTGACTCAGACTATCACCTGTATCTTTTTGCCGGCGCCGTTAATAAGGCTGATCCCGGTATAGACATATCCGACGTGCTGAGAATTTCGGCCAAAGATGCTCAAAAAGGGGGAGCTCTGGCCAGGGATTTTTTCTACATCGAATCGGCGGGACAGTCCCCGACGACTACCTGAAAAAGGCTGTTGCCCAGATAACGCTAAATACGTCAACATCGGCAGAGTATTGTTATGCCCTGCCGATTGCTGATTTTGTTGACTTTTACGAAACACTATGCGAGGAAGCCAAGCGGATGAGGAAGGAGGCTGGGACGGGTGGCCACCACTAAAGAATTGAGAGCATTAATTACTCTGGCCGGCAAAGTTGATCCGTCCCTGCAGCTGGCTCTGACAAGAGCAGCAGGCCAAACCCAGAAGCTGGCCCAGACAGCGGAAAAATCGGCCAGTAAGCTAAACAAAGTATCAGCATCGGCAAAAAATATGATACTTGGACAGGCTGCAGCTCTGGCCGGAACTTTAGCGGCTGTTATGAGCGTTCAAAAAATCGTTGAAGTAGCCGACGCCTGGACAACCGTCCGGTCAAGGGTCGGTCTTGTAACCGACAGCGTTCAGCAGCAGCAGGAATCCCTAAACAAGTTATATGAAATATCTCAAAAGACACGGCAGTCATACGAGGCTACAGGCGATCTGTACGCCAAAGTTGCCATGAACGCCAAGCAGTTAGGACTAGCCAA